GACAAGCTTAACGAGTATCACAAACTATCTAAACCCGCTGACGGGCAAAAGCTTATAGCCAAGTTATCCAAGAAGTGCGACGGTTTAAAGCCCCTGTATGATGCTCTCGCCATCCCTAGCGCGGAACCAGTGACCAGCGAAGGAGACAGCGAAACCGAACCGACCGACGCGGACAAAAAGACATTGTCTGAAATATTCGCCGAACCCATGAAGCAAGCCCGACATCATGGCTATACAACGGATGAAATCGTAGCAGAATTATCACGAATGCAAATCGATCTAACCTCATGATTGATGCTAATACGCTGATAACTTTAATTGTCGGCGGTTTCATTCTCATACTATGGTTTGAAATCACAAAATAACATCATAGCCCTGCATTAGCGGGGCTTTTTTTTGCCTGCTATTCCTACCCTCTGTATCGCTCTCACAGCGACACTGCACTGACCCGCTACCCTAGCACCTATATTTGTTTATCGTTGCTCACAGCGCCTCTCACAGCCTCTCGCTTGACGTGTACCCTATTACCTGTCATACTATGTGGACTGGGAAAAATTTTTCAGTGTGTTTAAAAGTAAACTCAAGTTTACCTTTGGAGGTGCTTATGTCCGATGATGGAATGACAGATAGTGGTGACCCAGAAGATAGCTTTGCGGCGATGCTCGCAGAGGAAATGCCAGAGCTTGGTGCCATGTGGTTCAAGTGGTATGAGAGAGAGCAAGACGGCTATGATGATGCTGGTGGTTTCATTGTCAGGTTTACGCTAGTCGGTAGTAGTCTTGATAATTGGGACAAAAAGAAATTGCGTACTCTGGTGCGTGATGCCTACGATCACGGCGGTTGCGGTCACGCATACGATTGCTGTGGATGTGTATTCTTATCGATGGTATCGGTCACTGAAAGTGATAGTGATGTATACGTTGAGGTTAACTTTGGAAGAAACTACTAGGAGTAAGTGTAATGATTGTATTTAATTATCCAAGTAAGAAAGTGTTGAAAGAAAATATCGGTCAGCCTTTGCAGTACATAGAAACCAGCATGTTTGGTGATGAGTACGTGAGGGATGGGCAGCTAACAGGTGCGAACAGACCCCACATTACTGGGCGTGGTCGTGAGTTCTTTGCCGTTGTCACCATGCGTGATGGTAAAATAGCGGGGGTAAAGTAATTAGGTGCGGGTAATAGAGGAGGTGTGGTATGCATAAGCCTAGTGTGTCTAAGATGAGTGGTAAGTTAGCGGGTATTCCTGCTATCAATACCAACACAGCGACCAATGAGTACTGTGTCAAGCAGTACAAGAGTGGTGGTGCGGACAACATTTGCACGATGTGTTACAGCCAGCGGATGCTGAGTACCTATCGTAAGAATTGTCAACCATCATTCCAGCGGAATAGTGACATACTTTCTAGTGATAGAGAGGTTGACATTCCTAAAATCAATGCTGCATTCGTGCGGTTTCATGGGCATGGTGAGTTGATTAATGACACTCACTTCCTAAATTTGTGTGACATAGCAGAGAGCAACAGTCACTGCACGTTTGCATTGTGGACTAAGAGAGTTGACATCGTGCGTCCAAACATGGATCATGTACCAAGTAATATGATTCTTGTTTATAGTAATCCAAAGATTGATAGCGTGTTGCGTAAGCCACCTCGTGGTTTCCATCGCGTGTTCAACAACGTCACCAAGCAGTATCGTGGTGATGCTAACTGCACAGGGCAGAAGTGTATGGACTGTCAACTGTGCTACAAATTCGACACGACATCCGTCATCGTCGAGCATGTAAAGTAAACTCAGGTTTACAAAGGAGATAAAATGTTAGGTGATATTACAGTAGAAACAACCATAGATTTAGAAAACTACCGTGATAAGGTTCTGGAGGTGATGCAGCCCGATGACATTGAGGATGCGATACAGTATTTAGAGGAGTGGTGGGGTTTTACTGACGTTGATGTGCTGGGCTGTCTGCTTCAGGACATGGACAGTTACCTGCTTATGGAAAAGCTCAGTCAATGTCTTGATGTTAGTTCAGCGTTGACCTTGGTTGAGCGGCTACATGAGTACACTCTTAGCTTTAGTAAGCAAAGTGAAAAGGCCAAGGATAACCATATCAAAGACTTGAAAGACAGGGTTGACAGTCTGTTGGCCGTATGCAAAACTAGTGTAATCAAGGAAGCAGAGGAGTTACAAAATGATGTATGATCCAACCAATGCAGAAGAGTTAGCTAGGTGGCGTCAGCGTATGCGAGACAATCGTGCTGAGAGTCTTAAAGATAGCCGAAGATACAAGAAGATGTGGGGTAAGTCAGACCCAGTTGCCCACTTCATGGATGGCATGGCGGCTGGCTATAACGTGGCACTAGTACACATAGACCACCTCGTTAGGTGTGCTGAAGCCAAGGAGATACTAGGAATGGAGGAGTTGTCATGAGTACAGTTACGTACAATACCGAGTTGCCTAAACACGCAACACCAAGCGAGCGTCCGCTGCTTCAGGCTATGGTGCGCCACCTTGCACACCCTTCAGGGCAGTACAGTGTGTCAGTGTGGGATGGCGAGGAGTACAGTATCAAGAAGTCAACCAACGGTACTGACATACTCAATGCTATGTCACATGCAGATGATGACCACATAGAAATCTATGACAGGGAAAGTGGTAAGGACTTGGGTTGGTTCTGGTTGATATACAACAACGGGTCAGAGCATGAGCCATTGGTGGTCATCAGTGACTACTCTGTTACACCAACGTGTGAGTTTATCTATCAATTATTACAACGAGACTTTGGAGGAGTTCAGATATGACATACCACATTACAAAAGATGAAGACTATGGGAAGTACAATGTGACAATCTGGAAGAGAATCAAGAGGTTGCGTGACTTCAAACCAGAAGAGGGTGTTAAGTATGTAGTGCGTAAGGGTGTGAAGAGGAAGCCCTATGACAAGTGGACTATCTACGAAGGAGTAGATGGTAAGCTTGTTCCTACTAATTTCTGTCACATATATGGTATGTTGTATAGCAAAGGGAGTGACATAGGATGAGTGCAGGTATGACGCAGTTAGAGGTAGCAAAAGAGTTGGGTGTGTCACGTCAATTGGTGGCACAGATAGAACACAAGGCACTGTGGAAACTAAGGCGAACAGGTAAACTAGACAAGTTTCTTACGTTGCTTGAGGCACCTATTGAGGAATACTACGGGGAAGATACTCGTATTATTACCAGATATAGTGGTAGCAGGTTTTAAAATGTGTGGTACAATAAACTATATAGATACTAAGTACTACTAATTATTACTACTACTATTAGTAATACATATTACTTACTACATAGAGGGTTGTGTATGGAAGAGCATGAGCTAAACCAAATGATTGATGAGTTAGTTGAGAGAGACATGGCATCAGTCACCATGTTTGAGGCTATGACTTATGTTGCTAGTATACTTAAGATGGAGTACCAGAATCTATCTAGTAAAGATATACTGAATAAGTACAAGTCTATCAGAGGGGAGTTACACTAATGGCATTCGTTAAACTACACCAGCAATGTGATGATTGTGGATCTAGTGATGCACTGTCTTTGAATGAGGACGGATCTAGTTACTGTTTCTCCTGTGCTAAGTTCACCCCGTCAGAGTCCACAGGAGCCACTGTGAGCCACATAAAGGACAAGGTGGTAGTAGGACAGGGGTTTGACAAAGCGTCCTTCACAGAGCCATACAAGGGCTATCTCGACAGGGGTCTGACCGCTACTACAATGGCGGCATACTCCGCACAGCAGAAGGCAGGCAACGTACTGTTTGGATACCACAATCCACAAGGTGAGCTAGTGGCAGTGAAGACTAGGTATCCTGACAAGCAGTTCAAGATAGGTGGTGATTGGAAGAAGGCAGGGTTGTATGGTCAACACATCTTCCCTACTGGTGGTCAGTACATAACTGTAGTGGAGGGAGAGTTCGATGCACTCGCAGCATATCAAATGTTTGGTGGTAAATACCCTGTTGTTTCTATTCGCAATGGCGCTCAAGGTGCTGCTGCTGATTGTCGCAGGGCTTACGACTTTCTCGACCAGTACGATCATATTATCTTTTGCTTTGATAACGACGATCATGGGCGATCTGCTGCATTAGAGTGTGCTGACATCTTTGGTGGTAAGGCTAGGATCTATCATCATGGTGAGCATAAGGATGCGTGTGACTACCTAGTTAACAGTGACAAGGATGAGTTTGTTAAGCGGTGGTGGGCGGCGAAGACGTATACACCTGATGGCATGGTGATGCTGGGTTCATTGCGTGAGACACTGAAGAATCCATTGGAAGAAGCAGAGGTCCGCTATCCCTACAAGGGACTAGACGATATGACGTTTGGTGTTAGACCTACTGAGCTAGTCACTATCTGTGCTGGCTCTGGTC